ACCACCTGCTGCGCACCACCTTCGATGAAGCCTGCGACCAGGGCCTGTATCGCCGCGTCGCGTTGAAGCTGGGCATTCCATGGACCGCCGAAGGCGAAGCCGCGTGGAAGGCGGAAATCCGCGCCTTCTATGGCGACAGCGCGACCGAGGAATTGGATGTGGTGCCGCGCGCCGGTTCCGGCCGATATCTGCCGCTGCATTTGATTGAAGCGCGCGCCAGCCGCGATATCCCAGTGCTGCGCTACACCTGCGCCGACGCCTTCGTGCATCAGCCGGATCACATCCGCACGGAGGAAACGCTGCGCTGGTGTGAAGACAATATCCGCCCGCTGCTGGATCGGCTGGACCCGCTGCTGCGCAGCCTGACCGGGATGGACTTTGGCCGCGTGGCCGATCTTTCCGTGATGTGGCCCATCCAGATCATGCCGAATTTGATGCGCAAGACGCCCTTCACCATTGAATTGCGCAACGTGCCCTTCGAACAGCAGCGCGAAATCCTGTTCTATTTGCTGGACCGCCTGCCCCGGCTTTCCGGCGTGGTGCTGGACCGCACCGGCAATGGCGCCTGGCTGGCGGAACGCACCATGCAGCGCTACGGCGCGCATCGCGTGGAAGGCATTCATCTGACCGAAGGCTGGTACCGCGACCACATGCCGAAATTGAAGGCGGCCTTCGAGGATGCCAGCTTTGACATCCCCGCCAATGCTCAGGTGGTCGAAGATTTCCGCGCCATTGAATTGGTGAATGGTGTGGCGCGCGTGATGGTGCGCCGGAACACCGCGAAAGGCGAAGACCGCGATCCGAATGCTGGCCAGCGCCATGGTGACGCGGCGATTGCCGCCGCCCTGGTGATCTACGCCGCCAGCCGTGACTGGGGCAGCCTGACCAATTTCCCGATCCCGCGCAGCGACATCATGGCCCTGCCTCAGGATGGCAGCATTCTGGGCATGTCACCGCATGGCGCTGTTGCAACCTATCTTGGATGAAAGAACCAGCCATGGAAAACCAGCACCGCAAGATCACCGGCTACCGCGAACTGACTGAGCTTGAAGTCAACGCGATGAACGTGATCAAGGGCCGTGGTGAGCAGCTTTCGCAGCTGCTTGATGACCTGGCCAACCTGCCCGATGTGGATAAGCGCGCGCTGGCCATCGCGCGCACCGAATTGCAGACCGGCATGATGTGGGCAACGCGCGCCGTTGCCCGCCCCACCAGCTTCTGATCACCCGGCCTTCGGAGCATAAACCATGAGCGGCACCCGCCTTCCGCAAGACTTGGCGCAGGAAGTCGCGACCTTCGAACGCGACATCACCGCCAATTACTACGCGTTCACGATGCAGACGCGCGACGACATCATCCTTTCGCGCGGTGGCAGCAAGGGCCTTGGCATCTATCAAGACCTGGCGCGGGATGGACATGCGGGCGCGGTGCTGCGCAAGCGCCGCAATGCCGTGGTGGCGCGCGAATATCAGGTGGAACCAGGTGGCGAAGCGCCGGCTGATGTGCTGGCGGCGGAATTGGTGAAGGCCGCGCTGAAGCGCATCCGCTTCGACCGTGCCTGCCGTGGCCTGCTGACGGCGGTGCTGACCGGGATATCGGTGGCCGAGATCATGTGGGAAGCCGCCGAGATTGAGGTGGATGGCACGCGCCGCACCTGGATTGTGCCTGCCGACATCCGCGTGCGGAACCCGCGCCGCTTCGCCTTTCACCGTGACGGCAGCTTGCGGCTGCTGACGCGGGAAAACCGCACGCAGGGCATCCCGGTACCGGACCGCAAATTCATCCTGGTGCGGTATTGGGCAGAAGAAAACGAAGACGCCTATGGGCGGGGCCTGGGCTATGATTTGTTCTGGCCGGTATTCTTTAAGCGGAACGGCGTGGCGCTTTGGAACGCGCTGATCGAAAAGCACGGCCAGCCCTTCGTTTATGCCGAATACCCAAACGGCACATCGGATGGCGATGTGAACCGCCTGGTGACGATGATCCAGGGCATCGCGCGCGGCGCGGGTGTGGCCGTGCCATCCGGCACGCTGATCAAGATGCTGGAGGTGTCCAAAACCGGCACGGCGGATATGCACAAGGAATTGGTGCAGGCCATGAATGCCGAGATCAGCAAGATCGTTCTCGGCGAAACCCTGACGACCGAGATGGGTCAGAATGGCGCGCGCGCTGCATCCGAAACCCATAATGATGTCCGCACTGAATTGGCCGATGCGGATGCGGATATGCTCTCGGAAGAACTGAATGAGAGCCTGCTGAGGTGGATGGTCGAACTCAATCTGCCGGGCGCGGCGCAGCCCATGGTGTGGCGGAAGGCGCCGGAAGAACCTGATTTGCTGGCGGATGCGACGCTGGACGAAAAGCTGTTCAAGGTTGGCTATGAGCCGACGGAAGAACTGGTGCTGGAACGCTACGGGCCCGGCTATCGGCGCATCGCGTCTGCGCCGCCCGCCACGCTGCCACCGCCGCCTGAATTTGCCGAAGGCGAAGACCCCGCCACCATTCCGGAAGCGCTGGCCGACCAGCTTGCGCGCCGCGGTGCGCCGGCCCAGGCCGCGATGCTGGCCGCCATCCGGGCAGAGGTTTCGGCGGCGGTGGATTTCGCCGATCTGGAAACGCGCCTGCTGCGGCTTTCCGCCGCCATGCCAGTGGGCCGACTGGTGGAAGAACTCACCCCCGCCCTGATTGTGGGCCACCTGGCCGGGCGCAGCGATGCGCAGGATGAAGCAACGCCCGCGACATGAGCGGCAGTATTGATGCGCTGAACCTGCCGCCAGAAGAAGCCATCCGCTTCTTCAGGGCGAAGGTGAATACGCCAACCCGCGCCTGGGATGATCTGCGCCACGGCGCCCATGCGCGCGCCTGGTCCGTCGCCGGTGTGCAGGCGGATGACATGCTGGCAGATATCCGACGCGCCATGGATAAGGCGATTGCGCAGGGCACGACGCTGGATGAATTCCGCCGCGATATCGCCCCCCTATTGGGCGAGCTTGGCTGGGCAGATCGCGGGCCTGGTTACGTGGGCTGGCGCACGCGCGTGATTTACGAGACGAACATGCGCACCGCCTATGCCGCTGGTCGCTACGCGCAGATGACCGATCCGGATGTGCTGGCCGCGCGGCCCTTCTGGCGCTACCGCCACAGCGGCAAGCGCGATGCGCGCAAACAGCATAAGGCCTGGGATGGCCTGGTGCTGCGCGCGGATGATCCCTTCTGGCAAAGCCACTACCCCCCGAATGGCTGGGGCTGCGGCTGCTACGTGCAATCCCTCGGCCCGCGCGACCTGGCGCGCGCTGGCAAGACAGGCCCAGATGAAGCGCCGCCTGCCGGGACCAGGCCGTATCGAGACCCGACCACCGGAGAGATTTCCGCACTGCCTGCCGGGATTGATCCGGGCTGGGATTACAATGTCGGGCAAAGCTGGCTGCAAGGCGTGGTACCGCAGGAGCTGGCGCAACCGCTGCGCCCGCTTACCGCTACCGCAGAGCGGCAGGTGGCGCCGGGGCCGATGCCGGCGCTGCGCGCCATTGAAGCCGCGCAGCCTCTGCCCGATGGCCTGACTGATGGTGAGTATGTGGCGCGGTTCCTGGCGGAGTTTGGCGCCACACGGGACCGGCCAGCCGTTTTCCGTGATGCGTCCGGCACGCGGATAACAATTGGCGCCGAGTTATTTGAGCAGCCGGACGGCAAACTAAAGGTGAACAAGCGCGGTCGCGCACGTCTTTTATTGCTCATTGCCTATGCGCTGAAGGATCCCGACGAGATCTGGTTAGACTGGGTGGTGCTGCGCAACGGCGCTGTGGCGCTGCGCCGGCGATACTTGCGGCGTACTGGCCAACCGGGCGATTCGGCTGCTTTCACCGTTTTCGAATGGACCAGCGCAGGATGGTATGGTGTGACCACCTTTGCCGCCAGCGACCGCTACGTCGAAGGCCAGCGGGGCGGCGCGCTGCTTTATCGGAGACCGGAGGAATGAACGGGGGCAGCCAACCCACCCCCGATCTGCCCAGCCGAGCGACGAGGCCGGTTGGCGGCACGTCGGATCAGGACGGCGTTTCGAATAAACATGCGGGGCGCAGCGGTCAAGGAAAAACACCATGAGAATCCTTCGCACCATCCTCCGCCGCTTCGGCTACGCGCTGATCCCGGTCAACGCCGTCGATTACGTGGATATCCGCATCGCTGTCTGGGCGGCGCAATACAGCTACGCCGCCGATCGGATGGGCCTGAAGAATCCGGAAGCCGTCGCGAATGATGCTGTCATTCGCGCGCTGGACCCGGTGCAGGCCGAAAGCGACAAGCGCGCCTTCGCGGCATTGCTTGCGGCAGTAGAGGAGCATCTCTGATCATGACCGGCGTGCGCATCACCATCAACACCGCTGAATTTCGCGATGCCATCCAGGGCCTGGGCGCGCTGATGCGCCGCCCGCAGGCTGCGATGGCCGAGATCGGCGAAGCGCTGATCCTATCCACCCAGGAACGCGCGGCGGCTGAACAATCGCCGGATGGCGTGGCCTGGCCAAAGCTGAACCCCGGCTATGCGGCGGCGAAGCGTGGCGGTTCCATGTTGCGAGAGACCGGGCGGCTGCTGGGCAGCCTGTCACGCAAGGTTGATGGTAACCGCGTGGTGGTGGGCACAAACGCGATTTACGCTGCCATTCATCAATTCGGCGGCACCATCCGCCCGAAGTCGGGCGGGCGGCTTGCCTTCCGGCTTGGGCGCACCCGCGTATTCGCGCGCAGCGTGCGCATTCCTGCGCGGCCATGGCTTGGCGTTTCGGATGCGGATCGGGCGGAGATCATGGCGATCTTCCAAGACCACGCGCGGCGTGCCATGCGTGGCGCGTGAAGAACCCGCTGCGGGCGCGCTACAGGCGGGAAGGCCGCTCAGGCGCAGCATCCGGGCGTCACGCGGTTTTAAAGGCGCCTGACCCGGCTCTTAGGGCTCTTATTCGCTCTTAATCGCGCCAGGTCTCAGGCGCGGGTCGCGCGCGCGCGGGGATGCGCGCCGTGCGGACGACTGTCCGCATAATTTCTGCAAGCCAGAACCGCCAGTAAGGCGGTGATGAAGCAGCTCCACATATTCCGCGCCGGCATCCACCAGCCAATGCAAGGTGGTGCGCTTGAGTTTCGTGAGGCCGATCTGGCCGCGACCGCCGCTGCCTATGATCCGGCGCTTGGCGAGGCGCCGCTTGTGGTGGGTCATCCGAAAACCGATGCCCCGGCCTATGGCTGGGTGCGCGCTTTGCGTGCTGAAGGTGGCGACCTGGTTGCGGAACCGCATCAGGTGGAACCGGCCTTTGCTGAAATGGTGCAGGCGGGCCGCTTCAAGAAAATCTCTGCCAGCTTTTACACGCCGAACCATCCATCCAATCCAAAGCCCGGCGCCTTCTATCTGAAGCATGTCGGCTTCCTGGGCGCGGCCGCGCCTGCGGTGAAGGGGCTGCGCGATGTCGCCTTCGCCGCGGATGAAGCGGATGTGGTGACGCTGGAATTCGCCGCCGATGGCGCGGTGAGCGGGTGGCGCCTTAGCTGGCTGCTGGCCGATGTTGGCGGGCTGTTCCGTGGCATCCGCGATTGGATGGTCGCGAAGGAAGGCGTGGAAGCGGCAGAGAAGCTGCTGCCTGCCCAGACCGTTCAGCGCATGACAGATGAAGCCGCGCGGATGCAGGGCGAAGCCGATGCCGCCCGCGCCGCTGCCGTTCCACCCCCCGCTTTTGCCGAAGACCAGAAACAGGAGACTGTGACAGTGCCGACTGAAAAAACGGATGATGCAGATCGCATCGCCGCGCTTGATGCGCGCGAACGCGATTTGCAGGTGCGCGAAGCCGCCATCGCTCAGGCAGATGCCGCGCGCCGCGCTGCTGAAATGGCGGCCTTCACTGAAAAGCTGGTGACTGAGGCGCGCATCCCGCAAGGGGTGGTGCCGCGCATTCTGGCCTTTGCCGCGAGCCTGCCGGTTGTGGGCGAGGTTTCCTTCACCGAAGGCGATGCCACCGTAAAGGAAGCGCCGCTGGATGCCTTCCGCGCTGTGTTGGCCGCTTTGCCCGCGCGTGTGGAATTCCGCGAAGTGGCGCCTGCCGGCCAGGTTGAATTCGCCGCTGATGATCCGACTGCCATCAAGAATGCCGCCCTGGCCTATCAGGCCGAACGCGCGGGCGCGGGCGAAAGCGTTTCATACCCATCCGCTGTTGAGCATGTCATGAAAAGGAGTGCCGCGTGAGCAACCTACTTCTCGCCAAGGCGTTCACCGCCGGTGGCGCCATCAACCCTTACCGCATCGTGCGGTTTTCTGCCGCTGAAACGGTGGTGCAGGCCGCTGCCGCCACGGAAAGCGTGATCGGCGTCAATACAGACCTAAGCGTCGTTCTGAATGAACGCGTTGAGGTAATGACGCATGGCGTTGCCTGGGTCGAAGCCGGTGCGGCTATCGCCCTTGGCGCGCCTGTCGCTTCCGATGCGTCGGGCCGTGGTGTCACCGCCGCGCCAGCCGCCGGCGTGAACAACCGCATCATCGGCTTCGCGCTGGATGCGGCTGTGGCTGCCGGCGATCAAATCCGCGTGTTGCTCAGCCCCGGCCAGATCCAGGGCTAAGAAGGAGTATCGAACATGGCAACCACCGCTTTTCCCGTAAATCCGGCCCTGACCGCCATCGCGATTGGTTATCGCAACCGCGATATTGATCTGATTGCTGACCGTATCTTGCCGCGCATCGGCAAGACCGGAAAGAAATTCAAATACACCGTCTACCCGGTGGGCGATGCTTATACCGTCCCGAATACTCGGGTGGCGCGGCGCGCGGCGCCGACGCAGGTGGATTTCGGTGGCACGGAGGTCAATGACGAATGTGTTGACTACGGCCTGGATGACGTTCTGCCGAATGATGAAGTGCTTGCTTGGGAACAGATGCCGAAGCCGGCTTCTGGTGGCCCCGTATCGCCCATGGCGAAGGCCACGTCCCTGCTGACAGGGCTGATCTTGCTTGATCGCGAAATTCGCGTGGCGAACCTGGTGTTTGCGCAGGCGACCTATCCGGCGGCTAACCGCGTGCTGCTTTCCGGCACCAGCCAATGGTCCGATTTTACCAATTCCAATCCGGTGGACGCCATCCTGGCTGCTTTGGATGTGCCGATCTTCCGCCCGAATGTGCTGACCTTTGGCCAGGCCACCTGGACCAAGCTGCGCCAGCATCCGCGCATGGTCACCGCCATCCTGGGCAACCAGGTGAATGCCGGTGCGGTCACGCGCGAACAGGTCGCGGCCTTCTTTGAAGTGCGCGAAGTGGTGGTGGGCGCGGGCTTCGTGAACACGGCGCGGAAAGGCCAGGCGCCCGTCATGTCCCGCGTGTGGGGAAAGCATGCCGCGGCGCTGTTCATTTCGCAGGATGCCGCCGATGCGGATCAGCCCACTTTCGGTTTCACTGCTGAATTCGGTGATCGCATTGCGGGCGACATGAATGAACCCAAGTTGGGTCTGCGTGGCTCCACGATTATCCGCGTGGGTGAAAGCGTCAAGGAAGTGATTTCGGCTGCCGCTTCCGGCTACTACTTCGAAAACGCGGTGGCCTGATCATGGCGAAGGACACCCAGAAAATCCGCGCGCTGCGCAACCTTGATGTTGACGGCGTGCGTGTTCC